TATAATTTTCATTGTTTACTTTAAAAAAGACCCCACAAAAAAAAACTTTAAAAAAAGTTTCAAAAATTGTGGGGTTTTATTTTTTTGTACTATTTATAATAAAGTCGGGAATGTTTCTCGCAAATTAAAAAATAAACTTATTAAAAAATAAACTTATGAAAAAAGACAAATTAGAATCAAAAATCAGAAATTTTTTAATTTTTGATATGGACTATGAGTATAGTGATGCTTATGTTTTAGCCCAACTGCTTGTAAAAAATCAATATAAATTGCTTGCTGTTGCTGGTTTAGTTGGGGGGTTATTAATGATTTTAGTATTAACCTTAATATTTATTTAATTGTGAAAAAGAGATATAAATTTTGGAAAAAGTCTGCCGACAAATTAATTAGAATGTTAATTTTGGAGGCAAGAAATTGGAAATAGACGCTTAATAGTGTCTATTTTTATTTAGAACGATTATGTAGTGAAAATATTTTTACAGTGTTTATGGGGGTTGTAGAATAAAATGGGGGTGGGTGTTGTTTTTTATGTATCTTTTTTATTTTTTTTACGTATTTATAAATATAAGAGCGATGTTGCTCAAATTAAAAAACGATGAATTATGGAAAAGAAAAGAAGTAAAATAGTAAAAATCGAATTTAAACGTGAATGGACAGGTAAATTTGGCAAGATGTATGAGTTTCTAATTTACCTTCAAAATGGCGAATGGGGTCACGTAAATTTCAAAACGATTGAAGGTGAATATAAAGAGAATGACGAAATTTCATATGAGTTGGAACAAAGAAATAGTAAATGGTATTTAAACATTGATAAACCCCAGAATAAAGGGTTTGGGGGTGGGGGAGAGAGTCCAGAGAAGCAAAGAAGTATTGCAAGGCAATGTGCGGTTAAAGAAGCGTGTGGATTGGTTGTGGGGGGTAAGATTGAACTAAACCAATTATTCATAATGAGTGATAAAATATTTGAATGGATAAATAAAAAATAAGAGTTAAAAATATGTTGTCAAACATAAAAAAAGTTTGTAAAAAAATTTGTGTTTATAAAAATTTTACATATTTATAATAAAGTTGGGAATATTCCTGCAAAATTAAAAAATTAAAGTTATGAAAAATTATGAACTTAAAGTTGAAATGTTAATAGAATGTGGTTTAGAAGAATTGGATATGGATATTGGTGATGATTCCTATGAAGGTGATATTTATGCAATTTTAACACCTAGAACACCTAGGGAAAAATTTTATAAAAATCATATAGAAAATTTTTCTTTAAGCATAAGTGAAAATGAAATTAAAAAAATATCAGAATTAAAATATTATGGTTATAAAACTTTTATACTTCCTGCAAAATGTGGAAAACTTAAAAAAGGAACGTGGTGCTCATTACAAAAACCATTAATGTTTGTATGTAAACTTTATTTAAATAATTTTAAAAACTAAAAATAAATGGGAAATTTAAAAGAAAAAATAAAAGATTTTAAAGAAAATTTAGTAATTATAATATTATCAATAATAAGTGAAATTAAAAATTAAAACAAATGAAAAAATTAATCGTATTAACAGCAGCATTAATATTATTTTTCTCTTGTCAAAAAGAGGAAACATCAAAAGGTAAAACAATTAAAGAGTATGAGATGACTCTTGATAAAATGGAAATTAATGAGATTAGATTGAATAATTACACTATGAATCTTGACCTTGGAGACCGTCCTGTTAAAGTTAAAACAGGAGATGTATTAGAATGTCACGGATTTAATTTCTTTTCCACAACAGGCGGAAATAACTATTGTTCAGGTTTGGAGGTTAGATTAAATGGTAAAACAGTATATCAGAATAGTTGCGAAGATTTTTACAAATTTATAATTCCTTAGTTTTTTTGTTTTTTTGAATAGAAAATGGATGCATTATTAATTTAGTGCATCCATTTTTTTTGAGTACAAAGAGAGAATCGAACCCCCAACCTTCGGGTTTGCAATCCGATGCCTTACCATTCAGCCATTTGTACGTTTATGTTTTTTGTGGGGGAGTTTAATTATTAAATCCCCATTGCCGTACAACCATTCGAGCAATGAGCTGTTGCTCTTAAAATCCATCTTCTTTTCATGAGTTATTGTTTATTCATTTGTAAAAAATCATCTATCTTTTTATTTATAATATTCACGTTTTCATCAATTTTAATTACTTTATACTGTAATAAATTATAATCACGTAGTTGATTATTTATGTTTTCAATTTGTACTTCTTGCTTTTCAAATTTTTCATTGTATTTTTGTATTTCAAATTCCATCGTTTTAAAATTATCGTACCATCCAAAAACAACACCCGCCAACACAATTATTGAATATACAAGGCTTAGGTTTTTCTGTAAAAAATCTTTAGTTCTGTCCATCGTTTTTATTTTTTAAATTGTTTAGTAAATTGCTAATTCAAAATCATAGTCTTCGTTTGGGTCTGCTGGCTTTACGAATGTATCGGTTGATGGGTAAAATATGGGGAATTTAGTTTTATTTAATTCTAACCATTGTTTTAATCTAAGTTCATATCCAGACGCTCTTTTAATCATTTCATTTTTAAAAGCCATTAAACTATTTAAATCAACTGGTGCAGAATTATCACCAGAAAATTGTTGTAATCCTTTATTACTAAATTGTAATGTAAGTTCAACAACAGCCATTTCAGCAGCACGATAAGCGATTGCTGGACGTATTTTTTCATATAACAATATTTCATCAGCAGTTAATGTTTGTGTATCATATGCATTTAAAATATGGTTGTAAAAATTTTCCCCAAAATAATTACATAAAAAAAGTTCTTGTGCAACTATAATCGCAGGTTTTACATCTTCGATGCTTATGTTTTTACAAATGCTAGTATTGTCTTTTAACCAAGTTTCTGTTACTAAATATATCATATTATTATACCTCCATCATTGATTTATTATTTAATCGGAAATTGATATTTAAACCTGAGTGCAAAAATAAATTATTAATTACATTTTCAATTTGTTTTTGGGTAGGTTTAATAATACAGTTATTAAATATCATATAACTCTCACCCAATTCGGTTCCATTTCCTAAACTCCCAGGTGTTTTTATTCCTAAAATTAGGGGGTTTATTGAATGTGAATAACATATATTTCTTTGTATTTCTGTTGCAGTAACCACAAATTGTTTATCTAAATTGTTAACTGGCGCTGGCATAATATCAGGACTATTTTCTTTACCATCACTAAAAAATGCCCATAATTTTGCATATCCAGATTTTCCTGCCATTGATTCTTCCATTTCTTGCATTACTTTACGCCTTAGTTCAGGTGTACCAGGTTTTTTGTAAAACTTAATAATCATTGAAGGATTTACAGATTGTTCAATATTAGACTTATGTAGGAACGAAATTTGCCAATCCATATATGCCCAGTTTGCTGCTGCTGTCCACGAAGATAAAGGATAATAATCATTTGTAGTACAAGGTACTTTATATGTATATAGTTGGACTTTATTTGTTTTATCTTGTTTATTAAATGCTGCTAGTTCAATTGTTTTATATCTTGATTGATATTGCCAATTAAAATTATAATAATATTTTGTTATTTCTCCGTATTCATTAATTGCTCCACTTCTAATTTTATCACAAGGTAAAAATTCTCTTTTTATTATTTGTGTAAAATTATCATTCCAAGTTATTTTAATATAAATTGCAGAATGAAGCAAAAAATTCAAAGTTAACTCTTCCAAAATTTCATCGATTGATTTGCCATTTGCGAATTGTAAAATCATTTGATTATATTTTATTAAATCCATCCCCCTCAATTTACTCACATCAGTTGTATAACCATTCCCCGCAATTAAAAATTTTTTAAAATTAATAATAGAATTATTGATAGGACTATTTTGATATATTTTATTTAAAAATTGAGGATAAAGATTATCTGTATCAAATGGAACATAACCATTTACATTGTATCGGTCAGATATGACTGGATTTGAATAATCTACTTGTGTTTTAAAACTATCAAAATAGCTATTGAATTTTTCTTCTACAACAACTTCTTTAACAATTTCTTTTGCAGACTCTGGTTTTTTTTTATTGAAATTAAATATTGACATATGTTATTGATATATTGAGTTTATATTTTCTGTTCCTTCTACTATAACTTTTCCTGTTTCTAACGATAACATTGTTGTAGATGAATATGATAATGTTTGTGCGGATGCTTCATATACATTATAAGTATAACTTCCGTTTCTTAATTTAATTGTACCCCCACTTAGATTTTCTGTTCCCCCAGTTACATTAACTATGAATTTATTATACCTACAGCATTGTACTGTTGATATATCCTCGGTATTAAAGTAAAACTTTTTATTATTCAAATCATTTTCAAATTCGAATAAAAAGTAGGGGGACTCTAATGTTTGTTTTTCAAACAAAGTTAAAAAAATAATGTTTTCTTTATCTTGAGTTAAGTTAATCATTCAGGTTTTTATTTATAAATTATATTTTAAAACAAAAAGTTTGTAAAAATAAAAACCCCGCACTCTAAAAAAAACGCTTTTAAGTGCGGGGCAATCATGAAAATTTGTTTATTGTTAAATATTCGAAGTTATAGCAGAAGCACTTACTGTGTAAGCTTGATAAGGTTCTTCAGCAACCATTGTAATTGTGTACATTGAACCGTCACCTAATTTCATTCCTGAGCCACTTTCAACAGTTGTTAATTGAGCACCATTAGTTTTTCCCAACATCCAATACGTATCGTTTTGGTCTAATACAACAATGTTCAATGAGCGTTGTCCTGCACCAAGTAACGCTATCTCATTTCTCTTAGTAACATCACGTTTAGGTAAGTTTAAAGTTACTGTTTGTGTGAAAAATGTAGAACCATTTTCTTTGTTGATTGCAGCAGCTTCAACGTAGTTTGCAGTGAATTTTATAAATTCATATTCTTTATATTTAGTTGTGCCGCTTGTTCCGATAACTGTAATGTTACCAGAAACTTCGGTAGAAGCAGTTAAAAAGTTTGAAGGTAAAATATACATTTTTTTTAAACCCCCATTCCCAACACCGTTTTCGCAACCTAAATTTATTCCATTTAAAATTGTTTCGCAAGCCATAATTTTATTTTTTTAATTGTTAATAAATAATTTTTATAAAATTGTGGGGGAGTTTTTAGTTCCCCCATAATTTATTTTTTATTATGCTCCGTAGTAAACAATTTCGGCTGGGTTTAAAATTTGGAAACCTAATTTTAAATCTACTCTTGTTCTTAAAACTGGAGTTGCAACAGATTTCGATAAATCAATTGTTTCTAATTGAGCTAAATCATCAATACCATCGAAAGCATAAACCAAGTTTGAAGGTAAAGTGGTAACCATTTTTGTAGAAGTCATACCAGGACATTCAACGATTGGGATATCTAAGAATGATAAGTTTAAAGGAGAAGTTATATAATTAACTGTATTTTGAGAAGCAGTTGCAATTTTATATTGTAATGCAATTGTTGGCGACATATAAATTCTTAATTCTTTTGTTCTACCTTTTAAAGCGGCAGGGATAGCGTTTACAACTTTAGTTATTTCAGCAACAACGTTTGAACTTGTAATAGTTGTAGCAGTTACATCAATAACACTAGCATTAGCAGCTAACAATTTTTCATAACCATCTACCAAAGTTCTATAAGAATTGTTACCTGTGTAAGTTGAACCAGAAGCTGTGCCTGTTGTGTCTGTGTCTCCAACCCATCTGATTGATTCAATTTCAGCAGAAATTTTATTTGATATTTCTTGCCAGTAATAATTCATAAACGAAGCTACTGTAAAATCACCATTTGAACCTTTTGCCATTTGTTTGCTTAAGAAAGTTGTTTCTAAAGTAAAACGACACATTTCTTGCATTGCACTTACCGCCTTAACAGCTACCTCTACGGTTGCCAAAGTTTGTGGCGAAGCTGCCCAAGTGCAAGTTGATGCTGTCAATACTTGTGTGAATGCAACATTTGCGATATCTTCTTTATATTTAACATCAGGCAACATTCTAAAATTGTTTGGTAAAGAAGGTGAGCTGATATAAGCTGTGTTATAAAATTGTTCAGCGTTTGGACAAAGTAAAGCAGAGCTATCAACTGTTAAATCGAATTTTAATTTCTTGTTACTCATTTTTTAAATTTTTAATTGTTATTATTTTATTTATAAATTATAGAAAATTTATTTTTGTTTGTTTTTGAATTGTTTAAAAGCTACTAATTTTTCGTAAAAACTTTGCTCTTTATTTTCCATTACTTCTTCTTTTTCAACATCAGCAGTTTTTGAATCCATAGCATTTTTCATTTCAGCAATTGCTTTATATACTTCTGCAATTTTTGCATCGATGATTTCAATTACTTTAGCTTCGTCTAAGGCTGGGGTAGTAGCTGGGGCTTCAGTTGCAGGAGCTGCTGGTGCTTCTACGTTTTCAACTTTAGCTTCAGTTGCTGGTTTTGGAGCATCTTCAGTTTTTTTCATATCTTCTTCAGTTGTTGGAACTGTAGCAGGTTTAATCTCAGCAATTTTTCCCCCCTTAATAACCAACATTTGTCCATCACTTAATGTAATGTCACCATCTTTAGCAACTTCTTTTTCTAAAGTTTCTTCATTTAAAGTATAAATTGCATTACCAATTGCTACTTCTCCCTCAACAAAATATTTAGCTTCAGCAGATTCTACTTTAGCAAATTTTAATTTTTCCATTTTATTATTTTTTACTTGTTTAAATCCTAAATATTTTCTATCTTCTGTTTCTTTTGATACTGATGAACTAATATTTCCAGGTTCAGTTACTGTAATTATTGTTTCACTTGTTGAAACATAATTTGATTGTGTTCTATATTCACCAACTGGAGCTTTTTCAACAACATCTCCTTTTTGAATGTAAATTGAATCATTATTTATATATATTATGCTACCATCTTCTTTAACATATTTGCTGTAATATTCTAAATTTATCTCAGATACTTCAACTTCAGCTAATTTTAATTTTTCTTTTTCCATTTGTATTGAATTATTAATTATTGAATTTTTATTTATTTTTAAACCAAAAAGCCCCTCAACCGAAAAACCAAATTTTCCTTCACCTTTAACTTGTTTTTCCCAAAATTCTGCATCATCTATTTTTACTTCTGCAAAGTGAGTGCCAATAGGCAAATTATCAAATCCATATTTTCTACTCTTATCAAAGTTATTATCTTCAACAAACCAATTTCCAAGCATATATGCATCAACAATTTTTTCAGTATGGTCAACATTTATTTGAAATTTATGGGGGTTTTTATTAAATTTTTCTACTATTTTTCGTATTGTTTGTTTATCAAAAACAACATAAAATTTTCCCATTTCTTCATCTTCACGATAAATTGAAATGTCAGGAATCATTGTTGGTCCTGCTATTATTTGTTTTTCACTTGAAAATGAGAAATTTTTTCCTTCTTTATTTGAAAATGAGAAATTTTTTTCTTCTTTATTTGTGAATGAAAGTGGAATTGTTAAAGTTTTATTTTTATGTTCCCCAAATGCTAAACCTTTAATTTTAATTGCGGGGGAATCAACAAGACTAATAAATGTTATTCCTTGTTCAATATCATCAACAGTAATTTTATAAGTCGGGTACATAGTTTTTTATTTATAAATTATATTTTTTTTATTTTTGTTTATATTTGCATTTCAGCTTTCATTGCCAAGACATTTAAACATTGAATTAAAGGTAAGTTTGTAACAGCTTCCATTTTAAGTATATCATTGTTTGATAGCGAATATATAAGTTGAAACCAACCCCACTTCTGTCTTTTTTTTTCCTGCTTTTCAGCATTAACAACTTCTATCCTTTCTGTTCTATTTAATTTATTTAATTCTTCTTCTTTTAATTCTTCATTGTTATTTTCTTCAAATAATCCAGCATATTTTTCTAAAATTTCTTTTCTAAATTTTAAAAAGTATTCTATTATTCCATAACAAAAATTTATATTAGCTTGTTTAAATAGGCTTGAACGATGTTGAACATAGTGAGAGTATTTTTCATATTGAGGTGGATTTAAAGTGTCTCCCCCACTCTCCATTTGTCTATACATAACGGCCAGTATTAAGTGTAGGTTTTCTATTGGTTCTTTAACATAGTTTTCTAAATCCACGTATTCCCCCAATGTTAAATCATTAAATGTTTTTAAATAAAAATTATAGTTTTTAACTTGTAAAGAGTTATAAATTTTTGAGGATGGGGTTGAATAAATAAAAGACATTTTATTACAATAATTTACATAGTCCTCGTATGAGAGTTGTTCAATTTCTTCGGGGGAAACATCTAAACAAAAAGATAAAATATCAATGTTATCTTCTTCTGTATTTTCTTTAAATTCAATTATTAATTGTTGAAATTTTTCAACAGAAAAATCATTCCAAGAAAAAGTTTTATTTTCTACTTCTAACATATTCAGAGAATATTGTAATGTAAGGCATAATGAAACTTACTGTCATATTTTCTTTGAAAATTTGTGCTCTATCTTTAATACTTTCAATGTCTAATTTACCCCCATCTTCAAGGAAGATGATTGCTGCAAAGTAAATAAAATAGTTTATTTTATGTTTTTTAATAGCATCTTCTATTAGAAAAACTTCTTTTACGGTGGGGGAAAATGTACCATCAGCCTTAAGTTTAGCTTTATATTCAATGTCATTAATTGTTATTGAATCATCAAATTCTTTTACAATAAGGTTTTGTTCTAAATTAACTTTTTGAACTTTGCTGACTATTTCATGAAAATCATCTAAGTTCATTTCTTCAATTAATTCTCTATCTATTTTTGATAAAACAGAAACTATATCAACATATTTATCGATATATAGTTCATAGTCTTTTAATAAAATTTCTGTTATTTGAGCGAACTCCCCTAAAGCGATTTCGTCTAAATCAGTTTTAATGTCGTATTGTTTTTCACCAATGTTAAATGTTTTCATAATTACGTTTTTGTTTATAAATTATATTAGTTTAAAAAAAGTTTACAAAGAACTATTATCTTTTAGTTGAGCAACTTTAGCTTGTGTATTTGTAATATCACTTTCAAGTACATAAACTCTAAAGGCTTGATTTGTTCCTTCTTCTTGTCTTAAGTTTGAGTTCGCACTTTGTACTCTGCCAGTTAAATTATTTTGTTGTCCTGTTGCTGTTAAGGAAGGGGAAATACCTTCACTTCTTGGTTGTTCAGAGCTACCCCCCACGGATGGGGACATTGCAGTTGAACCACCTTCGTTGTATTGAGTTGCAGCAATTTTCATTAAATTAGCTGCTGCAGCAACACCAGCAATGGTTGCAAAAATAGCTCCTGTAGATGGTCCAAGTAGGGGAATTGGATTGGCAACACCATTTTTATAAGCTTCCATTACAGATAAATAACCTGTAACAGTTGCTTGTGCAAGTGCAAGAGATTTTGAAATTATGAATTGATTTTTTGCTCTCTTTTTCATAGCTTTTTCATCGTCTTGATAAAAACGATTTGATAATGCAAATAATCCTTCAGTAAAGCTCATTGCAGCTTCAGAGCTATCATTAAAAACTTTAAGTCTATTTTGAGCTAATATTAAAGGTAATTCTTTTTCTTTTTCTAAAAAATCATTATATTCTTTATTACTTTTTGCTGCTCTTTCTTTAAGAGAATTTAAAAGATTTTTATCGCTTTGTTCTTTATCTAAATTGAATTTAGCTATTTTTTCTTCATTTGAAATTATTAGTTTTTGAATGTTATATTTTTTAGATGTTGCTTTTATTTCTTCATTTAATAATTTAATACTATCTTGTGCTATTTTTATATTAATATTGTTAGATTTTATACTTTCATCTAAACCTTTTTTCTTTTCAACTTGTAAATCAATTTCTGTTTCTAAATTTTTAATTTCTTGACTATATGCTGCTGCTTTTCCTAATATAGCTGTTAGGTTTTGTATTTTTTTATTTAATTGTAAAATTTCATAATAAGCTCTTTCTTTTAAAAACTGATTTGTTTTAATTTCTTCAGCATAATTTTTTATATCATCATAATACAAAGTTTTTTGTCTTATAAGTTTATCTTTTTCTTTTAAAGCTTCATCTTTAATAAAGGAATTACCAAGTAAATATAAAGTTTCTTCTGCTTTTATTCTTTCTGCATAATTTTTTTTAGTATTTGCAGTTTCGTCTTTAATTAACTTTTCTAATTCTTTTTTTCTTTCGTAATGAAACTTTAAATTAGCAGCTTGAAATTCTAAATCTAATTTATTTTTATCTTTTTGTAGTTTTTCATAATCTTTTTTCTCATCATCAGTTAATTTATATACAACTTCAGTTTTTCTTTTATAAGCATCAATAGCACTATTAACAGTTTGTAGTTGAGCAATTCTTTTTTCTTGTTCTATTTCAAAAGTTGATTCCCCCATAGCATTAGCAAGAATTATTTCAGCATCATATCTTTCTTCAACCGCTTCTCTTGTTGCATTTGCTGCCTGTATTTGAGCATCAGCAGCATCTTGAGCTGCAAATTCTGTAATACCCATCCAATCTGTTAAATCTTTAAAATATTGAATTACATCATTAATAATTTCTCCAAATATTTCAAACATTTGACCAACAATTTTTACTTTATCTTTAATTTCCCATAAAGCCAATCCAATTCCTATAACAACTGTAGCCAAAAGCATTATGGGGTTTGCTTTAATAGTTGTTCCTAAACTTACTAATTGTGTTTTAACCCCCTTAAAATCTAAATTAAGTAAATCATCCCCCAATTTTGAAATTTGTCTTCCTATAGCTTCAAATCCTTCCCCCTTATTTTTTTTGATTGCATCATTTACATCATCCAATTTATCAGTAAGTTGAGCAGCTTCTCTAGCAAGTTTATCGAATTCGGGGGAGTCTTTATCAAAGTTAACCATTTCAGACCTTAAAGATTTTATTTCATCTTTTAATTGTCTAATGCTACCAGAGGCAGCTGTGCTGTTAATGTTTATCCCTAAGTTTATATCTTTTTCAGCCATAGTTTTTTATTTTAAATTATATTTTAATTGTAATAATTTGTAACAACATCTAATGCAATAAACCATTTCATTCTTTTATCTATTATTGTTCCATTTACATCATATGATTGGCAGATGGGGAATACAGAATAAAATCCATTTCCTAAATTTGTTGCAAAAAAATCTATTGTTGTAGAAATATTACTTAATGATGTTAATTCAATCTTTCCTGTATCATTAAAAATTGTATACAATGTTCCATCTTCTTTAATATCAAGCATAAAATTGCCTGTGTTTGTACACTTGTATTCGGGGTTTGTTATTGTATATGTAAAATGAATATTCAATGTTGTGCCTGTACGGAATATTAAACCATCTCCAGCTTCTGTAATGGTTGCTTGCTTATAGCCAGTATATCCAGAGTTTTCGGAATATGTATTATCAGCTTCATAATCACAATATAAAGTATAAGTTCCTTTGCTGCCCCTCAATCCATCGCAACTTTGAACAATACCCCCAACTCCACTTGAAAATGTATTTAATCCAGCAGCTATCACATAGTCATGAGTTATAGTTTGACCACTTCCATTTGCAATACAAAAACTTGCATTTTGTATTTCATTATTTCTACCAGCAACGATTGAATTATTGCTATTTACTATATTCAATCCTTGACCCCACACGATATTATTATCACCATTAACATTATTATCACTTCCGCCTGGAAGGTTAGAAGAACCGTTATCATTTATGTTTGTGTCATCAGCTATTGCAATACCTTCTATTTCAAATTCACCGCCCCCAAAAGGTGGGGTTGTGGCTCTACGAATGTTATAGTTATCTAAGTTAATAAAGTCATCAGCAGTTATCAATTCTATTTCAGTTAAACCATCATCATTTGCATTATAATCATTGATTTTATTGATATTATACCAGCAATCTTTTACATATATTCTATCACTTAGTTTTATATTAACAACATCTTCTAATGTAAGTTTAAATTTTGCTGTTAATAATTTTCCAGTTTCTAATTGAGAAACTGTTCTTCTCCAGTATTTGTAATAAAAATTGTTGTAAGTTAAATTTTGATAATCATCATATAATAAAAAATCACAAGAACCAAAGTTTATATCTATTGTAGGGTTGAATGGATTATCAAAGTGTCCAAAAAATGTATAACCAGTTAATTGAACTTCCCCCGCTATAGTTCCCATTGTCCAAGTTGTATCTTCTATTGTATCCCCATCGTACAATATTCTTATATTGTTGTTAGGATAAAATGATAATATAGAAGGCACGTACATCCCCAAGTTGTTTTTGACGATTGGGGTGGGGGAAAAAATAGTTTCTATTGTATTTGTATCTTTTAAAAAAGCAGACTCGAAGGTATATTCAATTTGTCCATAAATTTCTTTACTAAAATCTGTATATTTTTTATTTGAATCATCGCTATCAGATTTGTCGGTTATTACAAGTCTTGATTTTTGCTTATTTTTTATATCTTCAATCTTAACACTTTGATTATAATCTAATTTATAAGTCCAATCTTTTTGATTTATTTCAGCACTATTTTCAATTATTTCTAATCCATCTTCCACGTAATTCCATTCAAAGTTTTTAGCTACCATTTTATTATCAGTAATTGTAGCATTAGCATTTGGAACAGGATAGGTATCAATGAATTTAAGATTATAAATAGTTACTTGTTTAATTAAATCTAAAATTTGATTATCAGTTAAACCGCTATCAGCAAAAATAACAGCCCCCCTATTTTGATTGTTGGCTGGGGCTGATGTGTTTCTATACCCCCAACGAATTATGCCATCCACGGGTATTGGTCTTGTTACGCTAAGACATTGAAAATAAGGTTTACTGGCTTGGTCATAGTAATCATTTCTTGTTTTAAGAACCAATTTTTTATCATCATTTTTATCTATTTCAGAATAAATATTATATTTTTTGAAAATAGAATTTATGAAATCTTTTTGTTTTATTTTTTTTGGAATAAAACTATTTAAACTTAGAAAATCATTTTCTCTTAAAAATTCAGAAACAGTAAAATGAAAATAATTTGCATTAGGATTTGCACTATTATAACGATAGTATTCAATTGTAGGGGTTTCTGCAGAAGATGCAAGTGTTGTTGTTCCACTTAAATACCAAGCTACTGTGGAAGCAAAAGATGTTTGCACTGTCATTTTAAGAGTATAGTATGCATCTCCTTCTAAATTTACATTTGGAAAAACACAATTTTGAAAATCAGAGTGTGAGAAAAAATTATATCCTGCTGTTAAATTTGTAATGTTTGGAGCTGAGGCTAAGTTTTGAGCGACATTATATGTTAATTTTGTACTTGTAACTGGTGTTGTTACCCCCGACTTATAAATTGCAAGATAAACTTGTAAATAAAAATTTCCAAGTTGTGGATAGTTTGGCCAAGTACTTTTAAGTTCAACGTCAACGGGGGCATTGAATGCAAAAATAAAGTTATTATTTGTTATAAAAGTTCCATTTTGTGGAATTGTTGAATAAAAATATCCTGTTGTTCTGTCATAAAGTAAATTAGGATTTGTGTTTGGTTCTGTTGAATCATCATCATATTTTAATATTTCAAAACTATAATTTGTAACTGGACTATAAGTTGTATCAGCACTTAGCCCTACCCGAAAAATACGACCAAGGGGGTTATAAGTTTTTGGTCTTTCCCCATTGTAAGGAATAATTAATTTATCAAATTTATCTTCATATAATGAATCCCATTCATATCTATATCCTGATGTTTTAAATATTTCATCAAAATAAGATTTTGCATAAATTCCAGGATAAAAAGTTGTTGTTGATATTGTATTTGTTGTTGTGTATGTGTGAACATATTTATATATATCATCAGAGTCATGATTGAATGAATCTATAATTGTTCCAGCACTCCAGTAATGGTCATAATCAGAAAAATCTAAATCAGTTAACAATTTATCGCTTAAGTCAAAATAAAAATCAGAAGTTTCGTCTTTTAAAATGATTGTATATTTTATTGAATCACCCAATACAGTTACGTCAGTCAATTGCATTATACCTTCAAAAACACTTATACCTTCTTGTATTACAATAACGTCAACTTTTGCGTGAATATCAAATGAACTTTCAGAAATATTAACATTAAAATAATAACCAAGCAAGTCATTATTGTTTGGTGTTCCTTCTACTTGAATAGATTTTGAAAAACCCCCACGTCTTTTGCTTAAGTCTTGAATTTCTAAAATTGAATATGAAATTGGAATAGAAACTTGTTCGCCAATTTCTAAATATCCCATATCTCCTATTTGTATTTTTGTCATATTATCCGTTTATTGGGTTATTGTTTGCATATTCTATTGTAAGTTGATATTGAATATTACTTTTGTTATTTTTAGTAAATATTGCTAAACTATCTGTCTTTAATATTACGGGGTAAAGTTTATCGTTTTCAACGATATAAACTTCGGGGGAGGTAAATAACTCTCTTAAAAAAGCAGCATCTACTTCTCTTAACCAGTTTGTATTTAATACTAATTGTTCTACTTCAACAACATTAAATTGTGTATTTCCACGTTCAAATGAGTCATAATAAAATCCATCATCTTTTGTGTATGTTCCATAATCTTTTCTAAATTGGCTTCTTGTAATATTAATTGTTTTATAACTTTGTAGTTCAAAATTTACTGGTATCATAGAACTCATTCTATCAACAAAAAGTAATTGTATGTTTTCAAATTTTTGACAAGTTTTATCTAATACAAAATTGTATTCTTTTGTGAATGATTCCCCATCATCAATACCATAGATAGAAACACTATATTCATCAACTATTTGATTAACAGTACAATTTGTTGGTATAAAAGAAACTGGTGAAAGTAAAATAAAAGGTAATGATATTTCTATTGTTGTTGCTCCTGTTCCTATTATATTTGTTATTCCATCTACTACTAAAGTTGCATTTTTAATATCTACAAATTCCCCCTCAGCAAAAGAATGTCCAGATGCAATTGTTAAATTAATTGAATTATAAATTGGCCCTGTTCCTGCTGTTTCTATAAGTAAAACATTTAAAGTTTTGTTTTTTAAAACAGGTAGAGTTGAATTAACAAAATTTGCTCCATCATCTGGCGTAAAGTTTGTATTATTTTCAATATTATACGGGCCACAAGCACCGATAAAACTTACGGGGTCTAATGTACTTCCAGTTGGAAAAATATCTGTATACCATCCAAATTTTGTTTTTATCGTATAACCTATATTTCTTGAACCTATCAATGTTGGACTTACTAAAGAGTTTAAATACATTTTATTTGTCATTTTAACTGGGTAGTAATCTGAAACAGTTGTAAGCATTTTATTTGTTGTAGAAAAAATCTTTAAATAGTATTCTTCATAGTCATAACTCATGAACTCACGTTGAGGTATTGCACCTTTAAATACTCTAAAGGCATCCCCCGCAGAATAAGACGGATAATAAGTTTTACGATGGTCAAAGTAAACTGTTGTGCCTGTTACTGCCGATGCTGATGTAAATGGAATGTTTGTTGTTATTGTTTTATTGTCAGCAACAGATGTTATTGTTGCTAAACCATCATATATTGTAAATCCAGTGTCTGCCGCAATTGTTATTTGTTCCCCCACTAAATAAGGATGTGTATCTGTACTGGCCGATATTGATAAAGTGTTTGCTGTGCTGGCGTACATTCCTGTAAAAGCCCAATATTTTACATATTCTTCTCCAACATCAAAAGTATATCTAAAAATATTATTTTCATTGATTGCGACAGAATTTAATGTATTACTTATATAAGTTGAAACTTTATTTTTAATTATCCCCCTCACATCAAATTCTCCTAAACCGTCATTGGGGCGGGGGAAGTATCTTAACCTACAAATGTTTGTTGTACCAGAATTTATATCAACAACGAATTTAAATCCTTCTTCGTTACGTCTTGTACTTTCAAAGTAATGTATATTTTGATTATAAGCTGGATTAATTGCTTGAACCCCACCTGCATAAGCTACACTCATATTCTTTTAATTTAATTTAGTTAATTCTTCTAACAAATATAAATTATAAACTCTTTTTAATTCATTCGTAAACAATGAAAATCCAGAACTGTTTTTTACATTTGTTGTTATGTTATATTTTTTATCTAAATATTCAAAATAATCTTCAGCAGATATTGTAAATTTTATATTTCCATCCGTACTTACATTGAATTTAACTTTAATACTATTCAAAAGTTTTCCAGTTCCAACCAAGTTTTGTCTTTTTATTTCAGCTTTGAAGGCATTTTGTAACAGTACACTAGCAGCATTTAATTCTTTATTTAAGTCCATAGTTCTAATATTTTATGTAATACGTTTTTGAATTTTTTCTTAATTTTGACCTCCAACATTCTTTAATATTTTTACTTGAATCAATATTAAAAGAAACGTGAATCCAACTTGGAGAAAAATCTGTCCCAAACTCATAAACCAATTCGGAGAATTCAAGATTGTTTTTTATATAATTATAAACATCTTTTAAATTATGTGAGCCAATACAAGAAATATCAGCAGCCGCAAAACCCCCCACACACAAATGATGACTTGTTTTTGCCCCTCCAGCAGCTTTATTTACAGCTTTACTTCTAAAACAAGATGATAATATTATGGGGCAATTAAAATGTTCTCTTACACGTTCTAATACATTCTCACAAAGTGCTTTAATATATTCGAGTTGTTCGGTTGAAGGTTCATTATCTAAATTAAATTTAGTTTTCGTAACTTCTTTATAATCAAAGTGTTCTGTTATTTTAAGTTCCATATCATTCTTTTTTAAATAAGTCAAAAAATAGGTGTGAGTTTACGAAGTCAGCGGGGGTCATTGAATGATAATTTCTAAATAAGTTTTTATGTAAAGTGTGAAAAAGATATGCGATAAATTGACTACAAATAAGGCGTGAATCATTTTCAACTTTCTTTGTTCCTAACCATCCACCAGTTAATGTGTGCCACGGTTGAATAAATAATAAAGTCTTAAAATCATATTTAAATTTTCCCACATTTTCTAAACAAAAACTTGTAAAAGCTTCTTCATTTATATTAAAATAAGGTCGTCTAAATAATAATTTTTTATCAGAGTTAAGATAAGAATCGATGGGGGTATTTATTACTCCTGCCCCTCCATCATAACTATTACTTTCAACAATATAAATTATATCTTCAACTATTAAAATTGTTCCTATATGATTATATTTGCTTTTTGTAAACCATTTTATTGCTTTTGCTAAAAAAGTATTTGAGGAAGTTAAAATTATATCCCCAGTTTTAAGTAATTTTTTATCAATCATATTTTTATTTTTTAACAATTAATCTTTGTAAAATTTTTGTATCTATATTTAAAATTTCGAAGAAGGCAATTGCTTCGGGGGCTGTTCCTTCAAAAAGATATTCATCTTTATTTAAAAAATAATCAGTAGAATCTATTTTGTAAATTCTACTGATTGAATCTTTATTATATATAAATTTAAATTTCAATTTCTTCTTTTATTTCTGCCCCAAATGCCAAAAATATTTCTCTATGTTCTTGAATTAAAAAGTTTAAATAAAAATAAACCTTTCCATTCTCAAAAAAAGTTGAAATGTTATTTTCATTTTTATATACTATTAGTTCGGGGTAGGCATTTGCTAATAAAATTGAATTTTCATTTGTTAATATAATTTGAATAGGCTTTGTACTGTCATGATAAATAATTGAAGTTATTATATCACCATTCACCCCCACCTCACAATTCAAAAAAATACTTTTTAAAGTAATTATATTTACCTGTTCAACTATTTGATTTTTTAAAAGACCATAAACATTTTTTATTGCCTGTTCTTCATTTGTGCTTTCATTATAACTTGAAAAACCTTCATTATAAAATGATTGTCCATTCTCACAATCAATGTTAAACCCAATGTTAAACCCCTCTGGCATTTCAGCGGGATATTTTTCTACTTTTATTACTTTTACTTTCATTTAATTTATTTTATTTTTAACAATTATTTAATATATCTTTGTCTTGAACCTACTGTGTCTAATTCACAATGAGCTGCCACTTGTTTTAACATAATTTCACCTGTATAAGTATCTGTTCCTGTAGGAGTTCTACGAAATGAACCTATTATAAAATCACCAATATTTAATGTTGCTCCAGAAATTATTCCCATTGTTCTTGTATAATCGTGATATTGTGTATTTGCACTGATTGGAACAACAACTGATAATGTTCCACCAGCAATCGGTGCTTGATTAACTTTACTAATAAAATAATCATAATATAAAACAACAACGCCTGCAGCTGTAGTCGAAGGCATAAAATGTGCGTGTATTTCGACGTCAGAATTTACTTTATATGCGTGGTACATTTCAATATTACAATTTAATCTTTCTTCTGTTGCGGCACCATCAAAAGAATAAAAAGAAGTTGGTGTTCCTAAAATTGTATAATTAACAATATCTGGTGCAGCAACGCCTGCAGCTGGAACCGATAAAGAACATACAAAATCATCATAAACAGTTGCTTCACCGTTGAATGTTAATGTACCATCGTTTTCAAAATATGTATAAGATGTTGTCGAACCTATTTTAGTTGTTCCTATAACTTCTAATTTTTCGCTTGGTGTAGATGTGCCTATTCCTACTTGTCCAGAACCATTTATAAAAAGTGCTGAATTTGTTCCATCACTTGTTCTTGCAACATTCATTAAAGTTGCCGCACTATTCATTGTTGAACCAACAGGTGCAATTAAAAACCCTGTTGTTCCAGCTGCAATTGATTCACCAAAATAAAATCGCAATCCATTTGTCGGAACACGTCTTCTCATTCCACTACCGACAAAAGCACCACTTTCAGTACCAGGATTATCAGCATAAGCCACAAAATTTCCAATAGGATAATTTACACTTACTGTTTTATTTGCAACAAAAGCACCTTGAAAAACACCTGATATAGTTCCTAAAAAGTTTTGACTTGTGCCTGTATTAACACTAAAATAACCATCGGCAGTTTGACTAAAATTAACATTATTAAAACCAAAAGTTCCCCCACTCACAATTTCTAAATTTTGTTTTGGAATATAACCAGAACTTATAGCATCAGTCGTTCCAACAGCGAGTTTACCTCTTAACCAAGTATTAGCATTTGGATATAATCTTAAAGTATTTACTGTATAACTTGTATTTATTTCTGAGCCCAAAAACATATAATTATTTGTTGGAACAGCAGTTGCTCTAGCATAATAACCTAAAGTTGCACATCTTATTGAAGGTGAACCTTTTAAATTTGTATAAGCTTCAAAGAAGTTATAAGCGTAACCAGTGGCTGTTAATCTTTCACCATCAATACGAATGCCTGGTCGTATTGATTCAGAACTGGCTTTTAATCTTAACGCAATTTCTGTTCCTTCAACGTCATTGAATATTTCAGTTTTATAAATAGTTGTTCCTGTTTGTCCTATTAAAACTTTATCTGTTGTATTTTTTAAAGTTGTTGTGCCCCCCGAACTAATCCACGCTTGTTCACTTAATAAAGAATAATTGTTTATATTATTTGTAAAATCAAAAACTTTTCTTGTATTGTCCCAAACTAATATTTGTCCAGTTGTAGTTATGGGCGTTCCATCTACATTTATAAGTTCTTCTAATCTATAGTTTAAAGTTGGTCGTGCAAACAAAGTTCCATTAGTTGCGTGTGTTGATATAACAGCCGCAATCGGAATAGCGGGGTTTGGTGCTTGGGGTTGTACGTTTGTTAACCCCCCCAAATAAGTTGTAGAAGCATATAAAATTGTACCTGCTATCCAAGTTTCTCCGTATTGTGCACCATCGGTTTGTATTCCACGTATTTTACCAAATTCTGTTACATAACCTACTTCACCTATTTCAATATCTTCAGTGGCAATACCTAAAATTAATAAGGGGGTTGAACCACTATTAATTAAACAATATTCACCCCTAAAGTTTCCACTATTTCCTATTGAATTGGCATAACATATTACCTTGCCATTTTCAATTTTATATGTATTATCATTTTGTATTTTATAAACTTGTTCTTGCCCCACTTGTAATTCAACATCATTTTTTAATCCAATGTTTAATGTACCATCTTCATTGTTCCAACGCAATTTACCTTCTTGATATGTTGTTGTAGCTGTTGTATTAAAACTAAGTTCGGGCAGTATTAATTCTCCCGTCATAGTGTCACCACTTCTCGTAACATAATCCCCCGAAGGTCTATTTTCTAAAACTGTTACTCTATCACTTAAAGCAATAAAATTTTCACAAGTTAATAAAGTTTCACAAGTTAAAAAAGGTTTTATTGTTTGATAATCACAAGTTAATCCTGTAAATTGTAGGGGGGTTATATAAGGAATTGCACATTCACTTTCAAAAGAAGGTGCTTCAATTATAAAATCCGAATACCAACCAACAGTTAAATCAGTAAGAAATGCATTTACGGGATAAGCTGTGGGATTATTAACTAAAGTTATTTCTCCAATTGACGTAATGTTTTTATTAAAAAAAACAATTAAATCACGAACACAAAGCAATGTATCATTTATAACATCCCCCTCATTTGTTCTATCTGTATTTAATAAATCGACGACATAAATTCTAAAAACATATTCATTACGATTTACATTTAAATTTGTTGATTGGGGAACAATATAAAGTACGGGGAAATTTTTATCTTGTTTTGAAAATTGTTCAAAGCTTTCTAAAAAAGAAGCTTTAAATCTTTTTAAAAGTCCGTGGTTGTCAACGAATTGTCTAAAAATATCACAAACTTGATTGTATGTTCTGTTCATATTGTTTTTATTTATAAATTATATTTTACTTTGTTTTGTTTATATAATGTCAAATTCGTAATCCCATTCTTTTGATTTTAATTCAAAATACATTCTATAAGCCAAAGCATCAGAGAAGTCGGGGGAACGGCCTAATTGTTGTTTAACAATATCTTTTGATGTCATTGATACTTTACCATCCAAATCTATTTTTGTACGTTTAATGATAGCTAATTCTTGTGTTAACAAAGCTTCTTCATTGTTATCGAAACATTCAATAATTATTTCTTTATTATTTATTTTATCTGCCAGTTTAAAATATAATTGTGTCTTAAGATTTTGATAATTATCCCCATCAATAGGTTTTGAATTATTAACTATTTGAACACACCCCTCAATCATATCACATAAACCCCCTCCAACACCATCACTATCTAACACAATATTCTCATTTCCAATACTATATTTCTTTTTAAGTTTTTCTATTTCTTCTTTTTGGGCAACAAGATTTTTCTTTGACAGTATTAGTTTATCTATTATATTAAATCCTTCCCAAACTAAAATAACAGTTTTATCTTTTCCAAGTCTGGCCACGTCAACGCTTATAAATTTTTTGGTAGAAGTTGGGGGGTTATAGTTTAAAAACATTTCAATTATCGAGTCATAGTCAAAAATGGAAGTTGAATCGGAGTATTCCCATTCCCCCCTCAATAAACGAGCTTTTGAAATTTCATCTAACTTATTCAAATTATCGACATAGTGTTTAGAAATATAATTGTTATCTGTTACAAATGCTTGAATAAATTCTTTAAAAATTTCTAAAGTTCCATCTTTTTTCTTTTTATAAAATTCATTATAAGTCCAGCCTTTTGACGGGTTGCAACTAAGATACATTTTTGGAATTAAATTATTTTCATCTAGTTTATAACGAATACGAGATGAAACAATATTTTTTGCTTTTAATGAAATTTGGGGACACTCATCTACGAATGCTCCTGTTAATTCAAGCGACCCCAGACTATCGAAGTCGGGGTCAGAAGGATATGAAAATAAATCTTTTAAAATAACTTCAGAACCATTTTTAAATATTATATTATTTGTTTGTTGATTATATTTATAATCTTCTTCGGATAGTCCAAGTTTTTTTGCTACTTCAAAAAATGTTTTTAAAGTAGTTTGTTTCAAAGTTGTTAATTTTGAACGACCTATTAACCATCTTGTTTCAGGATATTTTAAACACATTATAATTATCCATAAACATCCTAAATAACTTTTGCCCCCGCCTGCAGCACCTCCATATAAGACTTCAGTTATACCATTTTTATTATCTAATAGTATTTTTAAAGTTTGTTTTTGTTTAGAAGTTAAGGTGGGGGCAATATTAATTATTTTTTTTTCCATTATATTTTTTAATTTTTAATATACAAATATACTATTAAATACTGAGAATGGTAAATTTATTCATCACCAAGATTTAAATTTATTTGTATTGATTTTCCCCCACTCGTTAAATCTAAACTTGTTTTGGGGGCAAGGTCTAATAATTTTGTAACAGAATTCATAATATTATTATAAGCATTGTATTGATAAATTGCACGAGCTTCAGCAGCAGCACCCAACAATTCTTGAATCATTTTTTCTTTGCTGTACATAAATTTAATTTTGAATTCTTCTTTAAAACGTTCAATTTTCTCTTGAATATGAGGTTGTTTAAGCAACTTAGCCCCCTCAGTCCCAGCCGTTGCATATGATGCATTTGGAAAACAATGAAGGTAAGCTTGTGTGGCATTCTCGTAAACAGAATAATGGTCTGCGAATTTATCGTGTGCTAAAATATCTTTCTTTTTACTAATCATAATTTGTTTTATTATAAATTATTGTTATTAGAATATTTATCCCTGATATCTTTCAACATATTTTTTTTCATCATATAAGCAGCATTCCTTGTTATTTTTAAATACGTTGATAATTTATCACAAGAATTATATCCTTCGAAAAAAATAAGGGCAAAAAGAATTTGCTTTGGCGAATCTAATTTTTTATAATATTCTTCAAGCCAAATTATTTTAGTTTCTTTTTTTTCATTTTCTTCTTTTTCATCTTCATAAATCATTTTAAAGTCATGAAACTTTTCTGTGAAAAATTGGGGATAAATATAAAGCTTTTTGAAGGGGGTATTAGACCACATAACTTGTCTTAGTATATAATTAACAATAATACTTTCCATCTCCCCCTCGTCCTTAAAAACACGTTCAAATTGAATTAAATAACAATAAGCATCACCAACCAAAGTTATCTGTAATTCTTCATCACACATTCTTATTTTCTTTAAACAATTACCAGCAATCTCTTTAAGTTTACTGTAATTTTTTTGATAGTATTTATCTATCAGTTTTTTGTTTTCTTCCATTTTATTTTAAATTTATTAATTCAACCGCATCTTCAATTAAATAAAAATAACACCATTTCAATTCTTTATCGTTATTATCTTCGAGTGTTGAATGGGGACATAATATTTGTTTAACGTCATATACTTTACTAAACACATCAAATATAGCCAATTTATCATTATAAAATGAAAAATAATAAAAAGGAATGTCTTTATTACTTTTTTGTTTAATTTTATTTAACACTTCATTTACTTTATTTATTTTTTTTCGTTCTAGAATTGCTGTTTCAAATTTGTCATGATTGAAATCTCGACATTTTATTTCAATCAACATTTCTGTTCCCCCACTCACAACAGCAACATCATAGCTATCTTTCCCATTAATGGGAGTGAAACTTTTAATACAAATTTCTGGTTTATAAGCAGTTACGAAATCATAAAATCTTCTTCTTTCATTAATTTCAGCTTGTTCAAATCGTTCTTTTTCAGTCATAATCTTTTATTTATTTATAAATAGTTAAAAAAAAATAAAAATCGTATAATTATTGAAACTTTTTTTATTTTTTTTCGTATATTATATAAATACGTTCTTTTTTTTAGTTTTGTTTAATTATATATTGCCCCACCCTCCAACCAAATTTTTTATTAAATTCATCGTTTTTTAAGGTTTTTTTTAGGAAGGGTGGGGCTTTTTTATTGAATAAACGACATTCGTGAGCAATAAAGCTGCTCCATCAGCTTCACTTTGTTTTTTTTTAACAACATTGTGGGGGCTATTCATTCATTTTTAGAAAAATGAATAGCCCCAATACTGTTAAAATTAATATTTTTTTTAGTTCTAATATGTGTTAAATTAAATAAACAAACAGTTCTTATATACACATTTACCGCCTTTTGGGACAAAACATTGAAAATCAAATAAATATGGAAGAAAAAAAACAATTGAAAATACTGCCATTAATACAAAATTGTCCAATGGACAAAATTGTCTTATATATATGTAAAAAGTTACATATGTTAAATAATTGTTAAATGTATAGTTTTTTATGTATTTGTTTATTTTTTTATTAAATTTGTTTATATTTATTTATGTAAGTGATTGAATAAATCACCGAAAAGGGTTCCCCCGTTTGGCCACGGGGGTCTCTGTCCCTGAAATAAGGGACGACATAAATTAAATAAAACAGAGATAATGAAAAAAAAAGGTATTTATTATTACGTAACAGAAGAACACAAAATTAAAATTGAAAAACAATCTTATTTTGACAATCAAATTTTATATGAGTTATTATCTAATTTTACATCTGTAATAAGAGATGAAGATGATTTTGTATTAGTTCCTTCTCATAAGTTACAAAATATAACACACGATTATAAATCACATTTAAATTTTTTATTAACTAATAAAATTATTTTCATAGACAATGAATATGAAATTGATAAAAAATGTAAAGGTTATAAATTACGTGAAGAAATAAAATCAAATGTTTTAAAAATAGAAGTTGAAAATATTAGATTTCAAAAAGAGAAAATTGCTTTTTTTAATTCTAAAAAAGATAAATTTAAAACAAAAACAAGAACAGAACATTTCTCAAAAATGAAAATAGATTTTAAAAATTTTGTAAAAGAAATACAAATAGAAGAAGTAATGAATGATATACAAAATATTAACAACATTAATGAAAGAGTAGCTCAATTTAAAGCTTTAGACTCAATTAAAAATAATGAACTATATTTTCACAGAAATAAAACAAACAATAGATTAGACACTAATTTAACAAACTTAAATTCAAATATTAAATTCTATAACAATAACAATTACACACAAATAGACATATCAAACTCACAACCTCTATTTCTATTAAATATAATAAAAGAGATAAGAAATAATACTATCCTCCATAATGTTAGTACAAACACCATTGGGGGCTCTGATAATCAGAAAGATAATTCGGGGGATTTTTGTTTAAAAGAAGCTTTTTTAATTAATGAAAAAGAACTCAGTAAATTTGAAAAATGGGTATGTGAAGGAATGTTTTATGATAATTTTATTAAAAACAAAAATATATTAAATAAAGATGAATATTTGAACGAAAGAAATAAAATTAAAAAAATGATGATGTGTGTATTATTCTCAAAAACATCATCATATCAAAAAGAAAAAATGATGTTTAAAAAAGAATTTGAAGGAATAAATAATTATATTAATACATTTAAAGAAAAAAATGGATATAATCAATTTAGTATTATGTTACAAAAAATAGAGGCTTTTAAAGTTTTAGATGTTATATGTAAAGATTTAATAGAAAATAATATTAGTGTTGTTACTATTCACGATTCTTTTATTGTTAAAGAAGAAGAAAAAGAAAAGGCTTTTAAAATTATTTGTAGTCATTTTAAAACTATTCCTCATTTTAAATTTGAAAATTTTAACGAAGTAAGAGAAGAAAAAAAGAAAAAACTAAAACAACATATTGAAAGAAAAACTATTAAAAAAGAAGTTATGAATATAGAAGAAAAACAAATAGAGTATAATGAACAAGAAGAAATTTTAAGTGAGTTAGAAGTTTGGAACATTGTGAAAAAAGAACAAGAACAAAAAGAATTTGAAATGAATGAAAAATATAATGAGTATTTAACTTCATTAGAAACGATTTCAGCCCCCCAATCAATCACACCAATTAACTATGAAGATGTAATTGAAAAAATTGATATAACGATAGTAAAACAACAAATAAATACTATTGAAGATACTTTACTTACATACAAAAATAAAATAAGAGAATTCGATTTTTTTAGATTACTAAACAGAATACAAAATAATAAACTAAAAACAATAGAAGAACTAAATTTTGAATTAGAAGAATTATTAGAATACTGTAATTAAAAAAAATAGCCACAATCCGATTTTCAGAATCAGGAAACCATCTCCGAAAACCAGTATGTGGATAATCGGAACATAATAATCGCCCCCGCCAACGGGGCATAAAAATTAAAACATATGATAAATACAGCTGCAAAAAATAAACAATTATTTTACAAGTTAGAGTTAGACAATTTTAATGTGAAATTTGAAGTCATCGAGAGAAACTCTGATACAATAATTTCAACAATTAGTTTTAAACTAGAAGACAAAAGAACAAATACTGTCAAACTAACTAAATTGGGGGATATTTCTCGCCACATCAACAACGAAACACAGAAATACTTTAGGCAAAAATCAAAGTCCTTTAAATCGTTTAAAAATGACTTTATTTCAATTGTTGATATAGCCGAAAATTTAAATAACAAAATTGATGAATCTTCTCGAAAAAGACAAAATGCCTTTATCGAGATATATTTATACCCCCGCACTCCCTTCTTTTTTACATATTTACGAAAAGATGAGATAAAAGAAATAGATGAAAATGAAAATATAATTTTAGAATATTTAATTTTTCTTGAAAAAACTTTAAAGGAGTTGAAACAAAAACACGAGGAAATCGTATAAAATATAAATTTTAAATGTTTAAATAATGAAAGTAGAAAATTTGTTAAAAAAAATTAAAGAAGAAACTAAATTGAGTAATTTAGTATTAAGTAAAAATTTGGGGGTATCAGAACTATCTATTAAAAATTGGATTAATAGTATTTCAAAACCTTCATTAAAAAATGAAGTAAAAATTAGAGAATTTTACAAAAAAAAATGTATTGAAACTATACCTTCATTTTCTACAACCCCCACTGTCACTGGCATACAGGAGATGTATGGCACTATGACAGAAAAAAATAAGTATTTAAAAGATGCAAGAATTGAAGCTGGTCTTTCACAAAAAGATATTGCTGAATTATTAAATGTTGCACCAGCAACTGTACAAGCTTGGGAAAGAGGAATATTTGCTATGAGTGAAGAATATCAAAAACAATTAAAAACTATCATTGAATTTAACAAAGTTAAAACTGAAGTTGTACATTCAGAAGTAAAAGAAACTCTTAATTTTGAATTTATAACTAATGACAAAGGTGAACAAATGGTTAATGCACGAGATTTACATTCAACACTTGAAATTAAAGCTCGTTATACAGAATGGTTATTTAGAAATATAACTAACAATGAATTTTTAATAGAAGGTGAGGATTTTGTTAAATACATAAGAACTGACAAAAATAATCAAGAAGATGTTATATTGACTTTAAATACAGCAAAAAAAGTTGCAATGCGACAACATACAGTAAAAGGAGAATCTATAAGAAATTACTTTATTAAAATGGAAGGAATTGCTAAACAATCATTTCAACTTGCTTTGCCTTCTTATCAAATACATAATCCTATTGAAAGAGCTAAAATTTGGATTGAAGAAGAAAAAGTAAGAGAAAAATTAGTTTTAGAAAATGATTTCAACAAACCAAAAGTTGCATATCACGACAATGTTTTGAATTGTGCTGATAGTTTTAGTATTACAGAGATTGCCAAAGGTTTAGGAACAACAGCTAATCAATTGAATAAATATCTTTGTAGTCAAAAAATACAATTCCGTAGGGGCAATAAATATTTTTTATATTCAAAATACGACAGATTAGGTTACATTAATATAAATACTGTAGAGATAGAAAAAAAAGATGGAACTAAGTCATATTCTAATCAAATGTTTTGGACAAACAAAGGAAAAAAGTTTATCATAAGTTTATTCACGAATAAATACAATGATTACTTACCCCAAATTCCTTTATTATAATTTTCATTGTTTACTTTAAAAAAGACCCCACAAAAAAAAACTTTAAAAAAAGTTTCAAAAATTGTGGGGTTTTATTTTTTTGTACTATTTATAATAAAGTCGGGAATGTTTCTCGCAAATTAAAAAATAAACTTAT